CGATGCGACTTTAATTCAGATGCCGACATACCATCCTTTTTCAATTTATCCATATGCTTTTTTAAATCTGCCTTCTGCTTGTCACTTAATTTACCCGTTGGTTTTGCTTTAGTTGATGATGAATCACCATATCCCATTATAATTAATAATAGAAAATTATTTTAACTCTTTTTTGTATAAATTGCTTGCTGAACTCCCACCGAATGCCCACGAATCTTGGCATCAGCAACCATTTCTTTATATATATCTTTTTTATCGGCGTATTTTGAAGATAAGTAAGCCTTTGCCAATAAAATACTGCCGACATTTTTATTTAAATATTTTTGAGAGTATTTAATCAATATTTGTGAAATCATATTACGAGACCATGCTTTACCATCTCTTCCCTTAAACATAATTCCATATCCTTTTTCTTTTACATATTTTCTTAATAACTTCTTTAGTTGAAGATCTTCAACTTCAATTATGTTTTTGCCGTACGTTTTATTTGTCTTGTAATCATTTAGAATAATTTTCATATCTGATTTTCCAATTACTAAATAATTAATACTATTATCTGTTATCTTTTTATAATCACTTGCTCGTATGGATTTCATACCAGCAACGTCGTTCCTTATTGGAAATCGATGATATAGATTCACCATCATATACGCTTGCTCCAGTTCATTTAAATCTGCTGACATCTCCGAAGATTCTTTTGAAAGGGACTGAATATCTTTTTTCATCAAACTTAACATCTTTGCTACTTCTTCACTCGTAACAAAATTATCCTTTTGAGAATCAGAAATAACTCCCGATTCTTGAGCTTTATTGTATTTATTACCATATATATCACGCTTATCGGAGTAGGTTTTAATAATTTGTTGGTCTCCATTTACAGCTTGAAGATATACGATTATCGCATTGATGTAATTTTTTTGAGTCTGATAGTTTAAGTGTTTCAGTTTATCAAAGACATCTTCCGGTCGATTCATAAAATCAAATGACTCTGTATCAAATAAACTCTTTAATTTCTTTAGTTTGTGTCCGTATACATTTAATGTAGATTGTTTTATTTTGTCTCCTTTAAACTTTTTAATTTCTTCCATTTATCTATATAATAATATATATTTTAAATATTTCAAATTTAGGCAAAGAAAACATTCATCTGTCCCTTCTCAATAGTAGCAACCTTTAACAATTCAACCCAAACACGGAGAGTGTAATTTCCAGCCGGAACAGTATTCTTGTAGACAAGATCAATACCCTTGTTGTTGACTCTCTCTGCACGATTGAGACGGAAGGCAGTCCATCGGAAATTACCACCAAGACCAGCAGCGTTTAATTCTTGAATGTGGCCTTCAAACTTCGCGGCTGTGAGCCCAGACCTTCCATCAGCGTCTTCGGGAGCAGCAATTCCGGGATTGTAATATTCATCACGAGATATCATAGGAATACTACCTTCTGCGTGAGCGGTAGTCTGGAAGAGCTGGGCATCATTGCTACGGTCTACAGAGAATAGATATCGGTCATTGTATAAGAGATTAGTTGTGAGTTTCTGCGAATTAGTAGTAGGAGCAGCAGCAACATAACCATTACACATACTCTTTGCCTTTTTATTGGCGTCTGGTTGGAGACCAAAGAATACCTTTGATACAAGGCGACCATTACCACCAACAGAGAAAGTTAAATCGCTGAAAGCACTCTCATCCCCGGTTCTCTTGGCGAGTCGGTAATCTTCATACTGGAATACGAGTTTAGGGTTCTCTTTGGCGTATTGAGTCATAATAGCACCATCATACGAAATAGAATCATAGACTAATTTGACTTGACTCTCTGTAATGTCATATTCGACACCAACAGATCCGCCAGTGTCTTGCTGACACATAATAATAGAGTTCGAAGCCCCAGAAAGAGAAGAAAGTTTGTCTTGGAAAGTAATATCAATGTGAATCTCTTCATCAATCATAAATGCGGGGAGCTGATTGGTCTTCAAGAAGGGGAAAAGGTCGCTCAAATATACAGAGTATACTGGGGCTTCAGAAATACTCTGGGCAGATGATGCGTCGTGAATTTGGAAAGGTAAGAGTTTCATAGGGTGAGAGCCATCTTCTGCGGAAGCATCTGGCGTCTTACCGAGACTTAATCCATATGTGGAAGCACTATTCGGAGTATCATCAGCACCGGCACCGAACTCCAAATCTTCATAGACTGGTCCATGATTAATACATCTCTGCGACAAATATTGCTCTCTCTCTCTGTTATTCTCATTAGAGATAAACATCGACTGATATGCGTGGTATTCACCATAATCTTCAACAGAACAAATCTGCTTGTTACCGACTAAAAGTTGTGCCGATTTAATCAAACTGGAAACACCAATATTTAATGGGTAAAAAGCACGAGCATTAGTCTTGGGAGTTACTGCGAGAGTAACCTTCGAGTTCGAGTGAAGGAAACCAGCAACACGCTGAAGAGTAAATCTTACTCTCTTCTGCGAGAAGGTAACTGGGTCAATCACATCGGTAGTAAGAGTCTGGCCATAGGAAGTGGGAATCTGTCCTATCTTCATAAGATCTGGAATACGCTCTTCCGGAACTTCTTCACCTTCGGCTGGTTCATCCATCATCGGTTCATCCATCATGGGGTCCATTATATAAATACTTATATAATAAATTTGAAAGAAAAATATTATTTTTAATTATTTAATAGAAATAAATTAAAGAGAAAAATCAATGGTTATTGGATTTGTTAATTGGTCTATTTTAATTGCTGGTTTCCTTTGGAATGTTTCTTGTTTAATTTCATAATTTCTCTCCTTTACTGGCGGAATATCTTTAACTTTTCTTATTTTTGTATAATAATATTCCCTTGATCTGTCTTTATTTTTTTGCTTATTAATTGGATTTTTCCTATATTCTGTATGATATGCCTTTGATTTGTTTTGTTTATATTTATAATACCATTCTTTGGATCTTTGATTGTTTTTTTGTTTATTAATTGGATTTTTAACATATTCTTTATAATAATCTTGATACCATTTTTTATTTTTATAATATCTTTCCCTTTGTTTTTTAAGATATAATTCTCTTTCAGCATCAGTATGTGCTTTTGGTAAATAGTTTTTTTTTATTTTATTTGAATGATCTCTAAACTTTTCATACTCAAGTGGATATGTTTCTTTAAAATATTTTAAATATTCTGTTCTTGATTTAAATTGTTCTGGATATCTTTTTGTATTATATTTAGTTCTGAAATCTATCCAATCCCTTATATCCATATTATAAATAAGATAATATTTTTTAAATAAATATCTACTGCAATACTTGCACACCGCTACGACCATCATAGGCAACAACAACCTTACTCTTAACAAATAGATATGCGCTGACTGGATTACCATCGGATAATCCATTAGTCATCTGGATAGAGAACTGAGCGCCACTAAAATCAACACCTTCAGAATCCAACATGTCATATAGGACCCCCACGCCATAGACACCACCACACTCGGGCATCAATCGGTATCCCGTAGTCGCATCAGCATTAACTGTGAAGCTTCTGTTGGAGACCAACGGACCAGCACCAGTTCTGTCGTGCTGGGATTCGGGGATAATCGAGTGAAGGAAACTCTTAATTACTTGAGCGTCAACCACCGTAGTCGCATTATTGCTTGAATCATAGACCGAATCAACTTCAAAGTTCATTGGGAATCTCTCACCATTACGAAGGAAAGATATCGTTTCTAAATTTGCGAGAGAGCCAGTTGCCAATGAAGGCATATAGGTTAAATATCCATCTTGTCCCAAATTATTGACAAAAGAGCTTGGTACAAAGTTAACAAAAGCACCAAGAACCTTCGATAATCCCAGATTGTAATTAATAATAGAATTAGTGGATTCCAGAGTAGAGAAATATGAGCTAATAGAGTTGAAACTCCAAGCGCCTTGATCCGGAGACTCATCTCCAACATCAACTTCACAAGTCAATTCAACATTAGTTAACTCGTAGAAACATTCTGATACATTGGGAAGAGAGCCATCACTTGAGTAGAAGAACTGCGAGTCTGGTGCTAAATGAATCTCTATTTCAAGGGGGACTTTCGATAATGGTAGTTTGTCGGCACCAAGAGTCATTCCCGAAGGTAAGGGAATCGAGAAAGGAGATGCTTTATTATTGCGAATAACTGTATCACGGAAGCATCGGTAATTAGAGTTAATTAATGCCGTTTCTGATAAGTGACCAGTCTGGTCTTGAAGACCACTCATAACTGGAAGGAAAGAAGACATAAATCGTCCATAATGGCGGATGTGTTCCAATACTTGCTTGGTCTCGGCGTGTCGGAAAACAAGCTGGTCAATGATACCGAATGCTCCCAATTTGTGAGATGCTCTTAATTCTGATGCGGCTGCATCTGTCGGTCTTAAAGTTCCCGCAGCATTGCGAAAAATATCTAATTCACCAGATAGGCGAACACTATCTAAATCAAGCATAGCATCTTGGCGACCCAACTGGATCGTAATTATAGGGTTGCCACCCTTATGAGAAATCTTTCCAGAAGCTGGAACATTACTCGGTTGAATAGTCAAATATTTCTTATCTGCCATTTATAATTTAACAAATAAAAAAAAAATAATAAAAAAAAATATATACAAATTAATTATTTTTATGAAATATTTAGAGAGAAACAACAACTGAATCACCCTTAATTGATATGCGTCTCACGTGATATATAAATGCCATTAAGAGCTTATCTCGGGTGGGCGGAAAGTCTGTCCCCGCAGTATCGCTTTCATTGTAGAAGAGCTGTAACTGATTACTCTTATTATTGAGATTCATCACGCCGTCGTTTAGCGCATAGGCTCTGCCGATACAGAAATTACGATTGTAATCAACAAATGATCGCGGAACAACCTTTGCTTGATTAAGAGCCTTCTCCAACTCTATGAGTGGCTGTGCCGAGATACTCTTTGCACCATTAATCTTCGATACATCTATTGGCCTTGAAGGGACAAGCTTGTCATCTATCACAAACTGATACGATGATAGATTGTCTATAATTCCTACTTGACCAGAGCGAATAGATTTGAGTCTTCCATCCATTGCGGTATTCTCTTCATCATAGGTAGCAGATCCAGAGATTAATTCAGCAGT